AACAACTACAACTTCAGGTAACAACTCTACTAGTGTCAAAGTGTATAGAACTCACGCAGGTACAGGAAATACATCTCAGTATGCACAATATCCTTCTACAAGATCTGAGATGGATAGATGTTTTAATACAGGGTACTCTAATACAACTTTGTGGTCTACAACTACAATGTCTGGTAACTCTTCTTTAAATTTTGGAACATATACTACTTTGACTTCTGCAGGTGCTTCTGTTCCTAGCGGAGGAAATTACTATGCTACAGAGGTAACCTTTACTTTTACTCCACTAGAAACAGGCACTTATACTTTTGGTCTTACATCTGATGATGGTTCTGATTTATGGTTAGTAAACTACGGAAATCTTATTGAGTGGTATGGAGGTAAGGGGACAGGTACATACAAATATGGAAGTGTAAGTTTAACTGCAGGAACTTCTTATACCTTAATTGCACGTATGCAGGAGTATACAGGAGGAGATGGACTTTATGTTGTTTGGAAAAGGCCTTCTCAATCTAGTTATTCTTATCAGTCTGCTGAAGTAGGAACTGTAACAACTACAACATCTGCTTGGACTTTAGATGCTACAGCATATACTAACTCTACGGGATACTATGCTTTCTCTAGAACTACAACAACTAGCACTCAATGGTATATACAAGTAGATGTTCCTACAAGAATCCAAGCTTATACCAATACAGATATACAGGCTGTATCAAACATTGTACTAGGTAAGTCTATAGTTAATGGGCTTTCTTATCACAGATTTGATCTTAACGAAGACGGCAGGCTTAACATAGCAGATAAGTACTATATAGCTGCTAGAAAGTCAGGAAGATTTACTAGATGGAGAACAGCTCCTGATGTGAGAGTATTCACTACTGCACAATATACAGCTATTTCCTCCGCTACAACCAACGTTAGAGGAACTTATCCCGGAGCAACCAATCATACAACATCAACTCTAACTTCAGGAGGTACATTAAGTTTGTATATTATTGCACCTGGGTATGCCGGACAAGTAACTTACTGATATTTATAACTGATGTTAAGCACACTAGCTTCTATATTATTTGCATTAGCTCCTACTAAAGACTCTACTTTTGTTAAAGTGCATGTTAACAACAGCCAGCACATTGAAACAATCGGAGGAAGAAACGTTACTTTTGGAGTTAAGGAAGAAGTTGAGGAGCTTTTAATTAATAAAGGATATACTCCTGTTGATTCCGGAGTTGCTTTTGATGTTCAAGTATCAATAGATAGTATCTATTCTCCGCAGGAAATACTAAACATTATAGGAATCCAGTGGTTAAAAAAAGATTATATTGTTGAAACCAGTATTTGTATTGGTTCAGGTTGTTTTAAAGCAGTTGGTGAAAGAAAGACGTTTGTTTTTGCAATGTTCTTAAACGTTGAAAACAACGAGGTTCCGTTAAACAGAAAGGCTTTTTCGAAAGCGTTGCAGGAGAGTTTAACTAAAACAACTAAACAATTTTAATATGAAAAAATTTTTCTCACAATTATTCGACGACAACAATTCAATTAATGAAAAGAGTGTTGTTGGTTTTATCGCTTTCTTGATGCTATGTATTGCATTCTTAGTAGACATTATTACTGGTTACGCCGGTGAAGAGTTCGTTGTTAACAAAGTTGTTTTCGACGGATTCATGGTAATGGTTCTAGGATCATTCGGTATTGCATCAGTAGATAAGTGGATCAACAAAAAGAAAGATAATCAAAGCCCAGAAGAAGAAGGTTAATTATGTTACTAAAAAGAGGTGATAATAACGACAATGTCAAAAAACTTCAAGCCAAATTAGGCATTGAAGCAATAGGTAATTTTGGACCTAAGACTGAAGAGGCAGTTAAGGCATGGCAATCGGCCAACGGCTTAACTCCTGACGGTATAGTAGGAGACGGAACATGGAATAAAATGTTCGGGATAACTCCAGGTACTGCCCCTGCCCCAGCTGCAGCTCCAATCCCATCAGGTCCATTTAAATTAGACAAACTAAAGGGACATATTCCCGATGCAGTAATTGCTCAGATTCCTGACACTGCTGCAAAATTCAATATAACTTCTCCTTTGAGACTTGCTCACTTCCTAGCCCAATGCGGTCATGAATCAGGCGGTTTCAGAGCTGTTCAAGAGAATCTAAACTATTCTTCAAAAGGATTGATGGGCATTTTTGGAAAATACTTTCCAACTTTGGCTTTAGCTGAAGCTTATGCTCGTCAACCTCAAAAGATTGCCTCAAGAGTTTACGGAGGTAGAATGGGTAATGGTGCTGAAGCAACAGGGGAAGGATTCAAATACAGAGGTCGTGGTTACATCCAATTGACTGGAAAAGCAAACTACATGGCTTTTGACAAGTTTGTACCTGAAGATACAACAAACAATCCTGATTTAGTAGCTACAAAGTATCCTTTAGCATCTGCCGGATGGTTCTTTGATACAAACAAGCTTTGGGGTATCTGCGACAGAGGAGCCGATGATGCAACAGTTACAGCCGTTACCAAAAGAGTTAACGGAGGTACTATCGGATTGGCAGACAGAATTAAACATTTCAAAGAATATTATAATCTATTAAAGTAATGAGTGAGTTTCAATTAAAAGAAGGACAGGGGTACATCTATGTGGGTGAGTACTTCCATAAGTTTGGAAAGGAAATGACCCTTAAAGAAAAGAAAATCGGTAAGACTGATGATTTATTAAAAATTCCTCAGATTGACGATTATGCTTTCAGTTTAGACTTTGCAGCATCTGATATTTATTTAGTAGAAGATGTTGATAAGCTCTACGATGCTTTAATTAATATTCTAGATCACGACAATCTAAGAGAGGATTGGTTTGAAGATAGTGACAACGACTTGAAAGAAAGGGTTGCCAAATTCATGAAAGCATTCGGATACGTTGAAATTTGCGACGTTGACGGAGACGGAATACCAGATCATCTAGACGACGAAATAGGATAACATGAAAACAACATTACTCGCAACAGCAGCAGCGTTTGCCTTTGTGTGCAGCTACTTTTTTAACTTAGCAATGGAAAACTCAGAGCAGTACCTTGCTGTTGTTGCGGTAATATTCATGGATGGATTCTTTGGTATTATTGCCGGAATTAAAAAAGAGGGATTTAAAACCTACAAAGCAGTTCGAGTATTAAAGACGTTAGTTGCTTGGATTATTACTCTGACAGCACTAATAATGGTTGAAGCAGGTTTTAAAGGAACATCATGGTTATCAGAAACGATTTTGATTCCGTTAGTAGTATTCCAGGTTATAAGTGCATTAAAGAATGCAGAACGTGCCGGCTTTATTAAGAATGAAGCTTTATCAGCGATCCTAGATAAGATTGACAGACACAAATCAGAATAACTTGCCTGTTAGTTATTTATTACATACATTAAGAGTATGGGTAAAAAACTGTTTCCATATATTATTGCACTATCAGCTTTAGCAGTCTCTGCTTCTGCTGCATCTTATTCTGTGTTCGGTATCATGAAATTATTTGCCGGAGCAAGTCTGGCAGTTGGAATTATGGCCGGATCACTGGAAGTGGCTAAGCTAGTAATTGCTTCCCTACTTTATCAGTATTGGTCTGAACTGAATAAGGTTCTCAGAACCTATCTAACAATTGCAGCCTTTGTATTAATCTTAATAACCTCAGCCGGTATTTATGGATTCCTATCATCAGCTTATCAGGAAACAGCAAACAAAGCCAGTATTGTTGACCAGCAGATACTTACCCTTGAAACTAAAAAGAAACTTTACGAAGAAACTAGGGAAGGAATTTATAAAGAAAAGCAATCTCTTTCCGGATTGAAGGAGAGTCTATCTAAAGGATCAACAACTCAGTTTACGGACAGGAATGGTAATTTGGTTGTTAGATCTAATAATGCAAGCATTAAACAAATCGAATCAGCATCTAAATCAGATGAAAAACTCTCTGGTAAGCTTGATGTAATTAACGATTCTATCTTTTCATTAGAGAATAAAATCTTGGAAGTTAAAACCAACTCAACAGTTTCTTCTGAATTAGGACCGCTAAAATACCTATCAGGACTTACCGGTCAACCGATGGATAAAATTATTAACTGGTTCCTTTTAATTATTATTTTTGTATTTGATCCTTTGGCAATTGCATTAGTGATTGCAGCAAACTTTGCTTTTGGAAGAAAAGAACAGCAGAAGTTAACCGAAGAAGACAAAGAGTGGTTACAAGCACCTTTGATTGAAGAGGAACAAGAGTGGGATGAAGACCATGCAATGAATCAAGTATTAAATGAGATGGTTGAAGATATGCCGCAGGAGGAACAGCAGATCGAAGATGAAGAGCCTTACGAAGTTTACACCGGACCTAAAGACGGTGAACTACAGACCCAAATAGAAATTATTCAGAATGATAAACACCTTTCTGATTGGGGCAAGAGATCTAAGATTGAAGAAGCTACTACTAGGTTTAAAAAAGAATCTTTAGGAAAAATATACTAATAGTTGCTTTCTCAAACTATTCTTCGTATCTTTAAGGTATGATAGAAACAATAAAGCATTTGTTTGGTGTATGTGGTGAACATTGGCATCCAAATATTTTTACTTTTCTGGTAGGAGGAGTTGCTTCTTTACCTGGACTTTCGTATATTAAATATAAGTTTAAAAGAAACAAATAAAAGTTATGATAGTAGCATTGTTATTAGTTATAATATTGTACCTCGGTGCAATTAATGATAAATTGAAAAAATAAAAGTTATGGTTATACCAGAATTTACCTATCATTTAAGCGATACTGATTCGCTTTTCTTTAAGACTTATCCAACCCACTTTGCTATCTACAGCAAGCATGAATCAACAGTTGAGACTAAGATTGCTGAAATGAGAAACGGCAAATGGCGTTTTGATGATTACAACCAACGTAAGTTGTTTTTCTTCTTGTTTAATATCTACAAGAAAGACTTTGGTAAAGCATTAAAGCAGTATGTTAAAAGTCAAGAAGAAAAACCAAAGACTTATATAATTACCTGTGCCAAGCGCCGGGTTGATATTAAGATTACTAAAATGAGACGTAACTGGTCGAACTGGGTGTATCAGACGTTTTACGGAAGATAGAAGTTATGAGTAGAATAGACAAAAATAGTAAGTTCTATAAACCACCAACCTTGAAAGAACGCTTGATTAATCTCAAGTACACGTTCTTATTTTTCAAAGGACGGAGCAAGGGAATGATCTACACCCGAGATATTACTCTGGATGACTTCAGGTACATCTTCTTTCCTAAAGGGTTTGAAGAGAAATACGGCTATCTAGGAACCGGTGTTAGTGAAGAGAGCGATTACTTTCAAGCATTATATCCACTAGTACTTGCTTTAGATTATGAGGCAAAACCAAAGTATTGTCCAAGATGGTTTTTACGTTTTTTACATGTATTTGGTGCTGACAAGTCAATTGTTAGAGTTCGTAATAGAAGATTAAACGATTTATTAACTAAACTAACTAAAGGTATTGCTTTTGTAGATTGGAAGACAAAGTGGGAAAGTTATGACTTACGTATCTCTATTCATGCTCCTAAGCACTTACAAGACTTAGCAGATGATATTGAACATGGATTTTACTCTAGAGGTAAGCAACAAGAGATTGTAGATCAAATTAAAGCAATAGATCCTAACGCAGGTATCATCTGGGGTAGTATTGAACGGTTAGAGAAGCAATTAGAAAAATTAGAGAATAAACAAAATGATTAAGTGGATTTACAAACCATCAGGTAACTGCCCGATACAGGCTGAAGGGTACTTTAAAGGTTACTACTTCTACTTTAGAGCCAGAGGCGAACACGACACTATTGAGCTCAGCGAAGTAGAAAATGGCCCGAAAGTAGCTTATTATATTCTAGCCAAAACACAGCCTTACATGGCCGGGTGGTTACCTAAATGGATCTGCAGATTGCTAATCTGGAAAGGATGTTTTAAATTTTA